ACAAGTATTGGATCAAATGGTTCTGATTGTTTTTTAAGTTTTTTTATCCATGCCCTTTTTTCTTTGTTCAAGGGTCTGACTGCACCCAGTCCTAACTCTGCCATGGTGACAAGTTTATCTATTGATACAAAAATTCTTTTAAGTTTTATTGATTTAGTCATTTCCAGGCAGTGAAGTCATTTGTTGCATACCGCCTGTGTTAACATATCCGGCCTGCTTTCGATTTTGTTCAGGCTCTTCATCCGATATCAGTAAAATGTCGTTCTCGTCAACCATTCTGACTTCAAGTTCCGATCCATCTTTTTTCACTTTGAATGCCCTTGACCAACGACCATGAGCTACCATAATCCACTGTCCAACAGTGACATCATCCTGGTCTTTCCCGACTGCATAAACTTTGGCCCATCTTGGGTGGATGCCAGATTGTGTTCCATCGTCGTCCATTAAAATTATGCCACCTTTGGTTTTTGTTTCTCCGAATTGCATGTGAGATACCAACACACGTTTCTTAAGAGGAGTGATATCGTGATCAACTGTGTATTGCTTACCGCCGTGTGAGCCGAAACCTTTATTCTGTAAATCTTGTATTGTGCTCATATCAAATTATAGCATATTTAAAATTTATTGCAAGTGCAAAATGCAATTGTGGAAAAAATCTTCGTAAGGTTTGTAGTGTGTAGGGTGTAATGTATCATCAACAAATTCATGTGTTCGAATATAAGTTTTCCACTTCGTGCATTTTTCCAAGTCAGATATAAACTCAAATTGGAAAATTTGTTTTCTGTGCTTAAGATAATCAATTATGCCGTTTGAGTAGACAGTAAATGCGTTGCCTGGGCGGGGTATAGTTGGTTGGCAGTAATCTAGTATAGTCTTATTATTATTAAAAGTGTTTGGAATAAACGAACAAGATATGAATGATTTTTTCCCGCGGAGCAGAGATTCCACATATCTGTATTGTTGATGTAAAATATTTTCGAAATAATCATGTGTGCTAGAAAAATTTTTTGGACTTACAATTTTTAGATCATTTGCACTGCGTCCCACTTCAGTAAAGCACACGATAAATTTTGTAGGAACTTTTAATTTTTCCAATATAGATAAATCTCTTTCTAATGTCTCGATTAGTAAAGAATTACTGTTTCCAGGCACTGCCCTGTTAATAAGCAATTTTTTGTTATATTGGTTCAAAAGGACTCTGTGAACTAAAGTATCCTGCAACCAACTACAACCAATGATATATAGGATTTCCTCTGGCGTATCTAGCTTCCCATGATCAAAACCAAAAGGATAACCTTCAGTGTCTAGATGTGAGTCCTGTTCAAACTTTTTTGAAAGTGGTTCTTTGTATAGTGACATTATGCACTATTCTATTCCATCGAGAGCGGCGTCTATTCCTTTTTTAACAACTGTCTTTTTTGCAACTGTCTTACGAGGTGCTGGTCTAGCCTTTGTTTTAGGCTGTGGTGCTTTAGGCACTGGTGCTATTTTATTAACGGGTTTGGGTGCAGATCTCGTAGGCGTGTCGTCTACCATGCCACGTGGTCGTTCATAATATTTTTGCATTACATCGGATTTTGGTTTGACTATCTCGCCACCGGCTCCCAAAATATCTCCTCTGGCGTTGACGTTCATATTTCCCACCGCCTGTACATTTTCGTTTGCACCACGAAGTTTTTCGATGTCAATCATTTTACCTTGCATGGTTCTGTATAATCTTTTTCTGGGTGCTCTTGCTACCATTTTATGCTCCTATTATGCTTTACTTATCATCTCAAAAATTCAGTGTAATCTAATTGGTATAGCATCGGATTTATTTTATGTACTCCAATCAAAAATAAGCAAAAACTTGATACACTCGATCCTCTTCCAACGCCCCATACCACATTATTTTTTCTAAGAGTATCAACAAAATATATCAAGAATTGCAAAACTCTAACAAATTTTTTCTTCTCGAACAAGTCATACTCTTCCTGTACTCTTAGTTTTTCTTCGTCACTTTCACATTTATCTAGTAACCATTGTAACACATTTATCTTTTGGTATTTTTCAGGCATGTGCCAATTATTATAATGTGCTTTATCAAACTCCTCAATATTGTTTCTGATGGGCGGAGTTTGCAACATAGGAACATCTAATCCAGTGTCTTTTGCACTGGTATTATATTTTGTTACATCGTCAAAAAACATTTCACCAATGTTCAATTCTGGATCCATATACAACAAATCCATTGCGTCCTGCTCGGTGAAAATACAATCACCATACATGTTAGTATTGAATTTTTTATTTGAATTATTTTGTATCTTTTCCACCATCTAAAACCTTTGGATTGAATTCAAATATTTTAGCATGATCTTCGTGTTTCTTGTCAACAGGAATTTTGTCTGCCTGCCAGCTAAAGTGTCCTGTGTATATTCCTTTGTCCAACTCTTTGTCATATGTTGCAGTATCTGCTCTCAACCACCATGGATCAAATCCACTGTATTTTTTTGAGAACCAATCTATTGTATCTAATAATAACAGCTCTTTACTATCTTTGTCAACCGAATAGGTAATACCATCACCTTGCCAACTACTAATTTCTAATTTATTGACCAAAATTTTTCCATCTAGTATAGAATTTGCTTTGCAAAAACATACTGCGGCCATGATTTGGTCGTAAGGTGGTTTTGGTAATTCAATAAATCTGTTATTACTTGCTTCAATTAAATTTTTGTAAAGTGGTTCCTGACGACAAGTGGTAATTGTGTTTCCAAACACCTGTTCAAATAGGCTTTTCAGTCTTTCGAAATACTTTGTTTGTTCTTTTAGATCAGCAGTGTAAGGTGTAATATGTAAATTAACAAAATATTCATTTTGGAATAATTCGCCGTCAACAATTATTATCGATTTGAATTTTGTGTTCCAAGTAAAGGTGTTTGGCATTTGTTTTTACTTACTATTCAATATTAATCAAATCACCTATATCTGGTTCACCTCTTAATTTTTTATGATTCTTGTGCCATTCCTCAATACGCCTTTGTCTTATTGCATCTTGATACGTAAGTAAAGCATGTTGTAATTTTTGTAGCAATTCAGGATTTCTTCCTCTACGAGCTATGGTTACCTTGCGTGATAATTCTTTTATTCTTTTTGATATATCTTCATCAGACATATTGCCAATTTCTTCTTGTAATGGATGAAAAAACATTACTACCTCCTATTAGATGTAGTTTTTGCCTAATTGGTGCATCAAAATTGTAGTGCCACCATCAGGAGACAAAAATTCATACAGGTATCTTCCACTTGTCGGTACTGTGATAATGTCAGAAGATCCGTCACCACCGTCGACATTACCTGAGACTAAAACCGCTGTTGGAATTGTTATTGTGTGTGCAGTGCTAGTAACATTGATGTCAAAAATTATTCGGCCTAAATTAGTAGAGCTTGGTAAGTTTGTAAATGATAAAGTGATTGCGCCGTCTGTTGTTAAAGTTTGATAATGACCATTACCATGATTTAGTGTAATAGCTCCGTTGGTAGTTCCATGTGCATACACTGTTTCAGCAGTATCTCTGAATGTTGCACGGATTACTTCATTATCTGCAAAATCAGATGAAGCATTCAAACTTGCTTTGTTAGTTTGTAATTCTTCTATTTCACTCTTTGCGTGGGTAAAATTTACATTCGTTGCACTAAAATTATCACGCATTCCTTGTGAGCTGTTGTCTTGTCCAGCTTTAGGATATGTTCCGTCAACATTTCCTGGTACTATACTACTTGCCATTAAAATATTCCTTTATCTCTAAATTTAAGGTATTTATCGTGTGCCCTACCTATGGTTATTATTGTGCCGGAGCCAGGAACCTCTTTTACAAAGGTCACTGTTGTTTTTTTATTTGTTGCATCATGTGACAGCTCAACACCAAACTCGTGATCAGCAGACCTTAGTGTTCCATCGGCAGTTGGTTTTTTGAATCCTCTAAAGCCCGAAGCCTTGACTCCTTCGCCAACAAATACTACATTACTTCCTTCTTTTACCAAAATATCCTCTTCATGAACCAATTCATTTAGCTCGAATGTAGTGGTACTTCCATCTCCGGTAAAGGTGGTCGGAGACACAATGCTTTTACTGATACGATAATTGTCTATCACAAAATCAATATTTTTAAAAATTAAATTTTTATCGAGGATACGTTTTTTAAGCAAAGCAGATGTGCCAGGTTTACAATAACAAATCGGCACTGCCTTTACAAATCCAAGAGGAACACCACTATCGTCCTGACTAGTTCTCATCCATAATGGCAGATGTGTGTATTCTTTATGCCCTAAATTTTTCATTCTTGTTCGCATATTTTCTACTGCGTTAGGAAATATAGTTGCAATGAAATCCAAATCCGCACTAAGCAGATTTGCATATCTCACCACTGATCCTGACGTGCTAAATGCAAGTCCACTTCGTGTGGTCACGTTATATGTTGTGGCATCAGCAGTAATATTCAATGTGCCAGAACGTGGACCAAGCACTGGCAAGTTTATGTCATCCCGTAAAACAATTGAACTACTCACTGCTTCGCCTTTACTATTTTCCAATGGATCTTTCATATCTATATAGACTACCTCATATATTGTTGTTCCATTTTCTTTGGCAATAGCTGTCTTCAGCTCTCCAAAGTATAATCTTTTTGGTGCATGATTTTCTTCCATTTGTTGTTGAAAGGTTGCCAAAGTTTGTGTCTCAAGTCCAGACATCATTAGTATTTCAGGTTTTTCCTTCATTCCGAAATTTGGATCTTCAGGTCTAAAAATATATTCTGGTGAATTGATATCTGCATCTTGACTTATGTTATAGAAAATATTTTGATCAATAAACGATGTTGATTGTCCGGTCATATCGCCATATTCAGTTGTAGTGAATGGCACATCTACATTCACCGTAAATTCTTTAGAAGTTGCGGCAGATTGATACTGATCACTGACCGTTACTGTGAATGTATAGCTGGTTGTAGAATCAATTATATCATCTTTATCTATTGTTCCAACTAGGTTTCCTTGTGGCGACAGTGTGATACCTGGCGGAAGGCTACCTTCGGTCACTGAATAAGTTAAAACCCTATCTGTATTTTCGGCAACTGCTTGTATTGCAAGTAGGCTAGGAATATCTGTTGTAAGTGTGCCTACGGTACTGTCCGTGCTGAATGCTATACCGATATCAATCTCTCCTATCACTTTCATCGTGAAAGTTTGGTCAGTGAACACATTTAAACTGGTTGAATCGTCGGCTTGTATAACTCTGTTTGCTCTTATCGTAAATGAATAGTTTGTTTCGACTGCGGCCTGTCTTGCCAGTGTTCCGTGTATTTCACCAGAATTTATGTTGATATTTGTTCCTGGAGGTAAGCTTCCTGACTGTATTGAATATTCTAAGTCTGCTTGTAAAGGATCAAAGTCCTCAACATCAATTTTTATTACTACCTCGTTATCATGTCTGAATACACCTAAATCACTTGGCGTTTTGAATACCGGTCTTCTTTGTGGGCTAAAGTCCATTGTCAATGGAGATCCGTCGATCTGGCTCATATCAATTGTTATAGCTGAATTAGATACACGCCAGAAGTCTGCAGAGTAAACAAAAATTGAATTATTTTGTTCGACTATACTTGTGCCATCGGATACTCTTACAATGAAATCATAATTTTTACTAATACTTCTAGTTGTTACAGTTAGATCATACACAACATCGTCATAACTTTCATTTGAATTGTCATATCCGCCACGTGGTGCCGCAAAGACATCCTCAGTCAACTGCACTATCCCGCTTATCACACCGTTTGATGTCATTGAAAGTCCAGGAGGTAATTCACCTTTGACTATTTCATACACAAGACTTTGGCCCGCCCGTGTATCACTATCGGTGGCTTGAATTTGGACATTCATGCTTGAGCCGTCCAATATCCAATAAAGTCCAACACGTGTCGAATCCTCCATTTTCAGTTGACCGGACGCAGTGGTAAACACAGGTGTATCTTGGCCTTCTACATCTAAATAAAATGTTCGATCTGTAATTTTGGTCCCGGCCGTGGCACGTACTACGAAGGTGTATCTAGTTCTTTTCGCAACCTCGGCCGGAATTCCTGTCAGTAAGCCCGTTGAAGTAAGTTCCATTCCTGAAGGTAGGCTTCCTGCTATTACGGAGTAAGCTATTGCCGTAGAATCGGTAGTGTTTGCTTCAAGCTGTAGCGAAAACGATACTTGCTCGTCAATAGACGCAATTTTACCCGCTGTGGTGGTCCACACTGGTGTTGACATTAGAACTTACTCCTTCGTCAGTATTTATTGCGATTTAGAGTATTATTATTGTGCGTTTATGTATTGTTTTCCAGTAATTGTTTCAATATCACGAATTAATTCTTCCATATCAATTCTGACCACTTTACCGGTATTGATATTTCTAGAGTAATATTCCCAATTGCCTTTTTCATTGTGCGGTGAAATTTTTGTAACATTTCCTGCTTCGTCTCTAACAAAAACTTCAGCACTACCACTGTCATCCTTGGCATATATGTGAGCGTGATCCGCATCATCAACTGAATCTCCTGCTTGTACCTTTAGACCAACATGGGCGTCTATTCTAAAGTCTCCTGTGCCATTTGGTGTAAAAGTCATATCACCATTGGTTACAGTGCCTACAATATTTGATGCAGATGCACTAAATTCAGTTTGACCAATTTTTACAAATCCACTTCCTTGAGCACCGATCTCTAGTGTGTTATTTGAAATATCATTTTCAATTTTTGAAGCTCTAAGTGTAATAAATTCTCCTAGGGTAGCCTGTATTTCAGGTGATGTTGTTACACCTCCACCTGTAGTATTCAATACTAAATTTTGTCCACTTGCAGGAGTCAATGTAATACTTCCAGAAGTTGCCGATAAAACATTGCCATCAAGTCTTAAATTATCTACATTTAATTGACCTGTGGTAGTTTGTGTACCTGTATGAGTTATAGCGGCACCTATCACCACAGCACCGGTTCCTTGTGGTTCGAGATTTATATCTGCATTAGATCCATTCGATGTTATGTCATTGGTTGTCAACGATGTTGATGTAAGGACGCCTTGTACTCCAACATTTCCTACAATATTTGTTGTTGAAAGTGTTGTGACTCCTTCTACTGTAAGAGCACCATCTACATTTAATTCTTCGTTAACATTAATTACTGATGAGTCATCAGCTGTCAGACTTGTACCTTCGACTCTTATAGCACCAACAATTACTCCGCCTGTTCCGCTACCAGTAATTGTAAGATCAGCATTTGATCCATTTGATGTAATAGTATTTGTAATCAATGATGTTGTAGTTGTGCTACCCGAAACAGTGGCACCTCCATTCAAAGTCGAAGCACCTGTTACCTCTAGTGTTGAGCTTAGATTTACCGTAGTTCCTGTTAAAGCTCCGGTTACATCTAAAGCCTCCGCAATAGTAATTGCAGTTGAATCTGATGAATCAAGAGTTGTGCCATTAATTCTTAACGCACTAATTAAAACATCACCAGTACCACTTCCGTTTAATATTAAGTCATCATTTGATCTATTTGCGGATATTGTATTATCAGTAACTGTTACACCATCCAATGTCGATGAACCTGTTACAGCTAGAGTAGAACTCAAAGTTGTTGCTCCAGTTACTCCTAGTGTTGAACTAAAACTGCCTGTAGTGCCTGTCAATGCACCCGTTACATCTAAAGCTTCTGCAATTGTAACCGAACTACTATCCGAACTATCTATAGTCGTTCCGTTAATTCTTAAAGCACTTAAAACAACATCACCTGTTCCAGCAGGAGTAATAATTAAATCTTCGTTACTTCGTGTTCCTTCGATATGATTATCTCTGATTTGAATTCCTTCCAGTTCAATAGCTCCAGTTCCACTGGCTTCCAAGGTTAAATTAGCATTTGTAGTATTGGATGAGATTTTGTTTCCAGAAATAGTTATTTGCTGTCCAAACGGTGATGCACCGTATAGTTCCGAAAAGTTGTCATTTATTTTATCAAATGCAGTTCTTAATGGATCGCCTGTGCCGTCATTTGCACTTGATCCTATGTTTATTGTTTGTTGTGCCATATAATTTCCTTATTTTACAATTATTTATTAAGAATTTTATAAACCGAATGTAAATTTATACGTCTATTACTAATCTTTGGAATTTAAAGACTGTGCTGTCATTTGAAATATTAGTAGCTATCAATCTTACATCTGAGCCACTTATGTCAGCTGTAAAAGTACATAATGGATCAGTATAACTTGTTGTTGATCCGAAACTTACCACATATGCGTCCGAACCATCGTGGGTAACATTTACTTCGACTATTTCAAATCTTCCATTTGTAGAATCAGATATTGAAATAAAGTATTTTGCACTTCTAAACGATGCTTTTGCAAAACTGTTTATTACAGTGGCGGCCGAAGATGAAACTGTTGAAGTCGCATCAGCTATTTCAGAGTGGCTTAATGAAACGCCTGCACTGGCAAATGATAAAGTACCTGCTCCATCTGTGCTTATGAACTGTCCATTTGATCCATCTGATGTTGGAAAAGTTAATCCACTTATAGTTACACCACCAGTTCCACTTCCTGCCAAAATCAAATCGTCATTGGATCTATTGGCAGATATTGAATTGTCGCTAATGGTTACTCCGTCCACAACAGCAGATGTAGTTACGGATAGTGCAGTGAATGTTCCCTCTACAGCAGTGGTCCCACCAATCACAGTGTTATCGATAGTGCCTCCGTTGATGTCAGCTTTTGCTATCACCACCTGTCCAGTTCCAGAAGGTGTAATAACCAGGTCACTGTTTGAAGCAGTTGTTTTAATAATATTGTCGGTAATATTAATATTAGAATCTATGGTTAAGTCTGTGATATTCACTGTTCCCGTTCCACCCGGAGTTATATTGATATCGGCATTTGATGCTGATCCTATAATGTTATCATTGAAAGTTAAATTGTCAATGGCAACTGTGCCTGTCAAAGTTGATGTTCCAGAAACTTCTAAGTTTCCAGAAGTGGTAAGATTTGTTCCAACTTCGAGTGTAGAACTTAAAGTAGTAGCTCCTGTCACATTCAAAGTGCCATCAACAACCAATCCTTCATTAATGTTGATAGTTGATGAATCTGTTGATGACAGTGATGTACCATTTAGGGTAATGGCTCCTACAATAATATTTCCAGTGCCAGCGGCATTTAAAATTAAATCTGAATTTGATGTTGTTGTTTTTATAATGTTGTCAGTAATATTGATGTTGGAATCTAAAGTAAGATTAGAAATAACCACACTTCCTGTTCCGCCTGGCTCTAACCTTATATCAGCATTTGAACTAGAACTTATTATGTTATCGTTTAGAGTTAAGTTATCTATAGTAATTCCACTTCCTGCAAAACTTGTAGTCCCCGTTACCGTTAAGTCAGCCAACGTGGTTGTTCCGGAAACATCCAAAGTTGATCCTATATCAACAGCTCCAAGTAAATTACTTGTCTGACGTACTTTTAAAGTGCCATCTATAATCAAACCTTCATTTACATTTATGGATGTACTGTCATCTGAACTGAAGCTTGTACCTTGTATTTTAATCGCTCCAAAAACCACCGAGCCGGTACCAGCTGGTACTAGATTAATATCGTCATTTGATTGTGTGCCTTCGATATGATTATCTCTTATTCTTATACTAGGAAATGTTACAGAACCTGTGCCTGATGGTCTGAAGACTAGATCATCGTTAGTTCGATTGGCTCTTATTTCGTTACCGCTGATAGTAATTGCATCATTGAACAACGGAGACGCATACAATTCGGTGAAGTTATCATTCACCTTGATCATTGCATTTCTAAGAGTATCGCCTGTACCGTCGTTAGCGTTAGAACCTACATTTAAAGTTTGCTGTGCCATGTTATACGTTTACTGTCCTTTTTACTAGTTTCACAGTGTGATCGTTTACGTTATTTAACTCACCACGCAGTCTAACATTACCTCCACTTATGTCTGCTGTGTATGTCAACAAGCTATCCGTGACATCACTTACCCTTCCAAAAGTAGAGATAAATGCATCTGAACCATCGTGTGTCACATTTGCTTCGATCAATTCGTAGTTGTCACTAATTGTGTCGTGGGCCTGGATAATATACTTTATTGATCTTACACTAGATACAGGATTACTATCCAAAGTTGCACTTGCAGTTGAAGATCCTTCGCCTCTAGGCAAGTTCATTCTATAAACACTTACTTTTGTGTTGCTACCAGAAGTAGATGCGGCATTCAATGACACAGTGGAAGATCCATCGTGCGTTGCTGTTAAGGTAATTTGTTGAGAGCTTTTTGTGCTAACCATACCGTATTCTATCAGAAAGGCATTTGTGCCTTCAGCAACCACTGCCGCCTCTCGTATAGAAGCCGCTCCCTCAGATGAATTATGAGCAACCACAATATAGTGTGCGGCTTGAATTGATGTGGAGCCATCAGCTCCAAAATTATCAAACGTGTCAACCTGAGTTGCGGAACTGGTCACTGTGACGTTTCCTGTCACGCTAACATTGGTGCCACTTCTGTTTGCCTCATTTTCCACGAGTGCTACTCTGTACATGTTTACTCTTAGAGGGTTTGTAAGATTATCACCAATGGTTGCCCTTAGTCTCACATTTGATCCGCTGATATCAGCATCAAGGGTGACATAGGTATTCGAACCTGTTTCAATATTGCCAAAAGTTGAAACAAACGCATCTGTGCCATTATGCACAACTAAAGCTTCCATGTTGTTAAGTTCTGTATCTGTGCTGTCATTTATTGATATGTAATACTTTGCTCCTCTAAAAGTTGCATGGGCAAACGTGTCCAGCGTGAAAGTGTTTCCACCTTCAGGTCTTGACAAATTGACTCTATAAGCATTGACCTTAGTTGAACTTCCAGAAGT